CTTGATGACATACGCTGCTCCAAGTGATTGATTAGTTGTGCTCTTTCCCTGGGCATATGGGTCATGACAAATGATGTATAGATTATGTGGGACAAGCCCATCTTTAGTTTTAAAAGGATTTTCATAGACTACTATACCCCCAGTAAGATCGTCATCTTTACGGTGGGGAAATTTATTTATTGTTTTAACTGTTGGGTCAGGACGAAACTCAACAGCATCTCCTTTATGATAAAGTATTCCTGCTGTACCCTCTTTTTCAAGGTTATGCGCTTTGACTCTATTGTATTGTTCTTTGAGTGAATTGACGTCAAAGATATTGATTGTAGTTTGAAGTGTAGCTTCTTGCGGAGTAAATGGGTGTTCAGCTATGTATTGATCAAAGCTCTTTGGATCGTTGGCTTTCTTTTTATTGTCTCTAGCAGCCTCTTCAAATGCAATAGCTTCTTCTTTTAGGGAATTCCCGTTATCGTCCATAAACCCATCTAAGTTTTGATAGATCGGGACAAAATACCCGCACTGAGTTCCCATAGCTCCTGCATCCCACTCATTATCGAAGGCTAAGCAGTTGTATGCTTCTGGGTGATAGAACAATTCCTCTAAACTCCCAAAACCTTCTCCTTCCTCACCACCTGTACCGAAAGCAATCATAGTCCCAAGTGTTTTAGAACCTTGCTTCATTGTAGGCATTGCAATTTCCCAAGCACTTAGTAGTCCTGAGAACGAACCTGCTTCTTCAAAGAAAATTAATTCTCCTGCCTTACCTCTGACTTTATGCGGGTTGTCTTTAAGTGATACCCCAATAATCTGAGATTTCATCCCAAGAGCTACATCAGTACCGTTTACTCTTTTTTTGTACCCAGACTGCTTGTGCATTTCCTTGTCAATGAGTCTAGGCTGTGTCCATGCAGTGTTGTCGTCTACAAATGAGATAAAGTCCCAAGTCTTTGACAACAGTCCATCCCCAGTTAAATATTCCTTTTGTTCAGCAAATACAAAGTTTTTAGAGTTACGGAGATGAAAGTAATTTCTTGCTAGCATAGAGCCTGCCTTGTATGAGAATCCTTTACGTCTGGCTTTTAGCACAGACATATGCTTGTTTTCTTTTCTACAAGTATCTACTGCATGGAAGTAAGTGTAGTCCCCATCATAAAATGCTGGAAATGTTCTTTCTCTGCGCGCCTGTACTGTCCCGTCTGGGAGCACATCATCTACTGCGCGGTCAATTGGGCAATAGTTTAGGTAGAAGTAATGATACCCTGTAATTCTAACTCCGTTTACCTCAAACCCATATAAACACCTATCTCGTTCTCTATCCCAAAAGTCATAAAACTCTTTTGTCCCATCCAATGCGTCAGTATAGTACCCATGCTCTAGGTAGTGCGAAGCTGCCGGAGAGAATAAGTGCGTATCCTTAAACATTGGGGTATATGATTCCAAACTTTTTACCTTTGTCATCGAATATTGTAGTTTCTCCTGCTTTAAGTTCTGCCCACAGGCGGAGGAAAAGGGATACAGCAGATTCTCGCTGCAGGTCATCTACAATAATAATTTTACCTTGCATCTCTAACTCTTCTGTGTAATTTTGTATTACGCCTCTGTTAGATATCCTGCCTGGAGGTCCGTCAATTAGGAGTACATCGTAGTCTTTGGGAAGCTCCTCTACAATATCACGCTTGTACCACTTGTTTTCTAGTGGGGCATGGTAGTAAGTGATGTTATCGTACTTGTTCAACCACTTAGTATCGTGCTCGACACAGTGCATGTCGTAGTATTTCCCAAGCAAATGGCTCCCAATACCGCTACCCATCTCCAATATCTTAGATCCTTGCGGGACATTGTCCATAATCCAGGTGAATAGTTTCTCACCTATAGCCCATTCGCCAAGTTGTCTCATTATTGCGAGTACTTGTTTGTGACCACCCCACCACGGTTAGGATTGTCTTTCTGTTGCTGCTTTTTGACTAATTCTTCCAGGTCATCTAGGCCTTGTACTACCTTAGCCATGTTAGCAAGATTAGATATTAGGTCTTTTGCGTGGAATATGGGCTTCCCATTATCATCCATCATTGTGAGATCGACATCATTAAAGTATCTCTCTAGCTTTGTTACAGATGCACGTGCCGCCTTTAGGAGTTTTACTGCCGATGTCTCTGATAACTCCCCATATGCTTGTATTGCGGCCTTGATTTTTGGGGTCGCACTAACTTTTAGGACTTCTTTTATCTGTTCCCACCTATTCTCCTCGTCATATACGCTATATGGGGAGCGATGGTCTACAAAGAAGTATACTGCAGACAGCTCATCTACCTTCAGAGCTTTGAACTCTGGGATAGTGAGTGCATATGGAGACGGGATTACCTTATTTCCACTAACTGTTATCAGGTCTTTCATTTAAATGGTCTAATCTTCCTTTTCTTACATGAAACTTTCCTAAGTAGGGTAATCTAACTGACTCAAAGTTTCCTTGTCGTATGATTTCCGATACGTATTTAAATTGAAAGTATACCGCTTCCTCTACCTTCTGTATTGGGAGATTGTATTGACTTGCAAGCTTCTGTATGATTATTTTTTCTTCCATTTCTTATCCCATCTATTGTCTGGACAATCTGTAGTTGCCCACTTTGCCTTTTGCTCAACAATGCACCCACACAATCCACAGCGATATGACTCAAGATGTTCGCAAGAATTACATTTAAGCAGTCTTTGCTTATAAGTTTTTGGATCTACGTTTGGGGCTCCTTGCTTTGCATACTCTACTAACTCATCTTTAAAATTGCTCAGCATTCTTAAAATCGATAACTTAGCCATTGTAGTTAATTTGTAGGTTTACATTTTTCTGCGGCAATAAGATAGGGGATAATTTGTACCCATCTTTAGTCTTTTTAATTGCACCCTTGTCCTTAAGCTTTTTAACGTAGTTGTTTAAGGTATTTGGGTCCTTGATACCTAGGCTTTCTGCTACAACTTTTTTGTTTTCAGTTGAACATAGGTTAATTGTTTCAGACAAGTCAATGAACTTAGACAGGACCAACAGCTCTTTGTCTGTTAATTCAAGTATTCCATTAAATACCTGTAGATACTTAAGTGTTGAATCTACTTTTACTTTAAGAGTCTTCATTTATCTGTACTTTTGCTTTCCCGTCTACTATTTTAATAGTAGCCCTAGAAGATTGGTTGTTAAACTCGTCTACATATTCTTGAATATGCTCTCGAGTACACAAAAATGAGAGGAATACTTCTATCTCTTTGGCTGCTCTTTTTAGCTTATCCTTAAGCTCTAGAGCGTCTTTAGATGCCTCTCGTAACTTATCAAATTCTTCTAACGGGATGGTTACCGTTCCGTTCATTTGATAATACCAAGAAGCATAAACTCGTTTACCATAACGAACTCGCCCTCATCTAGATTAATAATTAATCCTTCAGAAGTTGGATGAACCATTACAGTATCTCCTTCTTTTACACCTTTGCATTCTGGTCCCGCTGCAACTACTTTTAAGACATTAGATCTTAGGCTATTCTCAGCTCCTCCTGCTAACACAATGCCTGCGTCAGTCTGATCTTTACGTTGAAGTGGGAGTACAACCCAATCACGGGTTGGTTGAAATTTAATTTTACTCATTTTAGTCTGGTTTGACGCAAATATATAAAATAACTTTACATGTCAAAGTCTGTATAAGTTATTTCTACGCATTCCCCATTTTTAATTGCATTTGCAATTGGGGGATAGACTCTTTTGTAGGCATTAGTAGAGCCCCCAACAAACCCATCAGAGGTTATGTTGTTTGTTTGCGTGTCACCCAAGAGCAAACACCCAGAAGTATCATCGTCATCATTACCGCAATGGATAAGAATGTACTCAAAATTAGGAACATTACGAACCCAAAGCATCCCCTGATGAATGTTAGCAAACTTGTCACTATACCGACTATGAAATCCCCCAACAGTCCGAAGAGTAATTTCGTATGTCCCAGCAGGAATTCTAGTTTCATGCATAACTTTTTCTTCTCTGTACTCATCTTCTAATGTGTAGCATAAAAACTTTCGACCGTTTGTGATGTCAAATAGTGCTCCTATAGTGCTATCTTTTTGAGAACTATACCTAATTACTTCTAGTTTCATAGCTTTTCTAACAGTTTTAAAAATTCACGTACATTTTCAGGTTTTGGGGCTTTTTCTTGCGGACTATAATTTACTTCGTCATTGCAGATTGTCCCAAATCTAGAAAGTAAGAAATTTAAATCTTGGGTATTTACAATCCCATCATTACTAATATCCCCAATCAACGAATGCTCCCCAAAGTGTGCTACAATTTCAAGTAAATCAAGTACCCCAACTATCCCATCCCCATTAATATCCCCAAAACAAAACGGGTCTCCCCCAAATAGTCCAGCTCTCTCAAACTCTAATTTCATGTGCATACGTTCAATCTGCCCTTCGGTAAATACTTGTCTGCACGAGTCAGGGTAGTAATCCATGTGGTTGTTGTGTTCGTATTCAGCCCACGATCGAGCAGAGTTCCAGTTGGGTGGAGCATCAGGATAGTACCACCACTGACACGCATGATCGTCGCAGTACCATGAAGGCTTTATAGGGGGTGTATCAGGCACTAAATCCCCATATGTATACCCAGACTCCCCGTCATGCAAATCAGCGTCTTCTAGGCAGCTAGAAACGCCGTTAAACACATGGTGGAGTCCGCAGTAATGACCAAGCTCATGCACTAGGACCATGTTCTGGTTGTTTCTTTCTGGTAGCCAATCCCCAAAACCAAAAGCTTCGTGGCTAATCCACACACCATCTCTTGCGTTTTGAACGTAGTTTGTTACGTAGCTCCACCCAAGAACTGAGTAGCACATGTTTGGGATGATATATATGTTGCAGTAGTTGTCTTCCTCCCAGCTTATATCGTTAGCTAACAATGTATTCTGAGTCCCATAGTCAGGGAAACACAGACCATATTCAGTTAGCTCACCCCACCCATAATCAAGAATATTTGTGTAATCTATATCTTGTACATCAAACTGTATTAAAGCTTGTTCAAAGTAGTAGTTTACAGCAGCCATTGCAGTATCTACATATCCCTCAGAAAACCAGCTATTAGGGACGTTGTCGTTGTATACGATATGTACTACAGTTGGGATAGTCTTCCATTCAACTGTTCTATTAGCTGATCCAGTAAAGTTTACTTGATAGGGCTCTAGTGCAGTAGGATCATACTGAGTACCGCAGAAGTTTTCTATTTGAGATTGAGCCGTTATAAATAATACTATTGATATAAGACTCACTAAAAGTTTTTTCATAACTAGTTGTTTTTCAGTAAGTAAATATACTCCTGAATTTCAGCTAGTTCAACTTTTAATTGCAAGTCGATACCTGCCTGATAAATCTTGACTAAAACGTTATCTTTATAGATTAGTACTACAGGCACAGCAGATATTTGATCTCTTAGCTCTTTAGATTGAGACTCTAAATACCCAAAAGTATAGTTGCATTTAGAAAGCCTTGCTAAATCTCTTCGAGTACTAGCATCGTTCCATTCTGCGTTAATCTGAACTACATCAATCGTTTGCCCGTAGGATAATATTCCTGCTACTAATGCAGCTAATAGTACTATTACATTCTTCATCTTTTTTTGCCTTGAGTAGATATTTCGTAGATACGCTCCTCAATCACATCGAGCTTCTCCCCATTATCTTCTACCTTTTCCTGCGTGTTCATAATAGTCTCTCTAATTAACTTGTCTTTGAGATCGTACTCTGTTCTTGATACTGCAGGTTCTGGGAGTTCTTTGGCTTCTTCAATATCTTTTTGAAGTGCAAACCACATCCCTACTACAGTAACTATAAAGCTTATGACTATTGCTATTGTTTTAAGGTCTAAGGTTATTTGGGTACCCTCATCTATTTTCATTTTTTAGTTTTTTCTATGGTTCTACCAGCAAAATATGCTCCGAAAGACGTAAGCATTAATATTTGTAATAGGTCTACATAGCTATCTTTCACATTAAACGGCCAATTGTCTAAACTATCGAACACCATAGTTAAACAAAACATAGTCATCAATGCGATTAGTGTCAATGGACGTATGAGCTTTGCCAACTTTACGTCACTCCCCATATCAGCTTTCCAACGCTCTGTTACGTTGTTCTGATATGCTATCTCTGCATCAACTTGAGCTTTAGCTTCTTCTGGGGAAATTCCCGGCTCTTTATCAAGCAGATTCTTAACCAACCCTAGTGCGCCCTGGTCTGGGAGCAAATCCCCAACAGTATCTAGTACTGCTGGGGCTTTTTCCCTTAACCAAGAACCTAATTTTGTATCTTTTATTTTTTCGTTACTCATGATTCAGGTGCTATTGCAAACATTACCCCAAAAGTATCATCTCCTGCAACACTTGTCACAGTTACAGTTCCAGTTGCTCCTGCTGATTCAAATTCTTTAGATCCAATTATACCAGCAATTCCGTAAGATTGCGAGGTATTGGGTGCATCAATAGTTTGTTCTGCTGTCCAACCAGACTCTATAGACATTGTATTCCCATCAGAACCTTTGTGGGTAGCCACTGCTAATAATAAAGTGTTATTAACAGTAGTTGTAATTCCTGGAATATCTAAAGTAGTTGAGTTGTCGATATTATCAGTTGTCCCAACTATATTGATTGGGGCAGAAGTGTCTACCCCAGTAATTCGAGCAGCCCAAATGTTGTAGTACATAGTACCCGAAGTATTGTATACAGTAAAACTAGATGTGTACCCCTCTGTTCCATCTGCAATTTTGTAGAAGATACTTGTTCCTATAGCAAGTGATTGACTAAACCTCTCAATACTTGTAAATCCAGCAGGCGGTTCATACTCCATCGGTCCGTTTGACGAGTTACTCATAACAACTACTAAGAATAGGTCTCCAGAAGAGAGTCCGGATGGATTACTAATTGTCTCTGCCGCAGTTGTAGATGATGTAGCCCCTTCAGTTAATGTAGAAGATGCAATTTTTGGGGAACCAGCTATGGTAGTTGGGGTTTCAGAGCTAGCTGCAGGAGCAGTTACATTATACTCAGAGTAGAAACTAGCCATAATGTCTTGTCCTACAGATCTTTTACTAGCTTCAAACACTGTTAGATTAAAGAACTCCCCAGTAAATTGTGTAGTATCAGATGGTCCTGCTGCAAGTAATGTATCAAACGTAAATGTTTCTGCTGATGTAATTTCATGTTGGTAGATAGTACCTCTACTAAGTGCATCTCCTGTCTGTACATGCAATGTTGTCCCAGAACGATCGAATCTTGCAATAAAGAAATCTCCTGCAGATAATCCAGTCGGGGTTGAGTAAGAGGCCGCACTTGTAGTAAGTACAAATGAGCCTGAAGATATGGTTAAACTAGTTGTCCCATCCCCAAGAACTGCACAATTCCCAGTTGGGAAAATTCCAACTAAATAGAAGCAAGAGTTATCTGGGATAGATATACTAGAGCTCCTAGTAAATCTTTGAGAAGCTGCTGTAGGTTTAATTGAGACTTTAGTTGGGCTTAAAGCTCTTAGCATAGATTTTGTTGCCCCATCATAAAACTTAATTAAAGATGTCCCCGTATTCCCAACAAATGCTGGGTTTGTGTTTTCAAGTACTTGATCGTAAAGCTTGGATATCTGAGCATCACTAGTATCTGCAATTGCTTCTACATCCCAGTTGTAGACTTCTTTACTAATTAATCCTGGGGGTACATTAAATGTGTTACTCCCAGACTTAGCTTCTATGATAGAGAATACTAATCCAGTAACTCGCTGTGGTCCATATGCATGCACTACATCCCCATATAACCCAGCAATACTTGTATCAAAGTCTACTTCTGGGAATATATTGTCTTCAACATTAAAGAATGCATTGAGAGCACTAAATATCTCTGGGAACTGAGAGTACATGTTTTCTTCATACAGTATTATTGCTTGAATGTACCCGTACATCGCACCTATATAGTTAAAGCTATCGAAGGTATCGCTTAGGAGTACTATATTATACTCTTGACTCCCGTTTATAACTATTTTCCCGTCTTGACCTACACCTGAATAGCTAATCCCAACAATTTGTGTGTTTGTGTTTAATCCTTCTAAACTTTGAACACCTCCGCTTGGTTCAAATAAATCAGACGAATACGCAAGAGTACCGTCAATACTAAATCCTGCAGTTCCTGGGTTCCCATCTATAATTGCAGGTTTTCTTGAGTAGTAACCTGGTCCTGTATTATTATACCCCCCAATTAAAGATTGTATTGCAGTTGTACCTGCGTTTGCATATACAAAAAACAGAGAACGTGGGCTGTATACCTGATCCCCGGTTTGTGTTAAATTAAACGAAGCCCTAAGTCCCCCACCGTAATCAAAGTTTAGCGCTTTAATTATAGATGGGTCCCCTACCGCAGGTTCAAATTTGTTACTGTCCCCATTGTAAAGAATTGGTTTAGTTACCCAGTACCTGGCTTGTCTTTCGTTTAAAGACTGATCGTACCACGTAACTGTATATGCCCAGGCTGTTTGACCAATATTGTCTACATCATCGTATCCTGTAGCATTTAAAAACTCCCCAAGAGTTGTGGCATTGGTTGATTTGTATGGTTGTGGGTTAGATATTGGGGATCCCAAAGATATTCTCCCAGATTTATCTGCAGAGACATCAATCTCCATTGACCACGAAGCATTGTCATAAAATATTGATGCAAATGCTCCACTCCCAGCAGTATGCCCGGAATCTCTTACAACTCTAAGCATCTTCTTTTCGGCATCATTGTTTAGACCTGACAGGGATGCAGTTGCAAAAATAGCCGCTGCCCCAAAGAAGTTGTTGTAAAAGGATTCTGGGGAAAATTTTACAAGTTGAGATGAAAGATTTGCTACGTTTTTACTCAAACTTAAATTTGTATCATGCCTTCTAGTAGCATTTCCTCTATCTTCATATATTACACAGGTATAGAATGTACCGCATCCCCCACCTAAAGTATATGTTTGCGTTGAATCATATGCAGCGTCTGTAATCGTAGCCTCAATTGTAACTATTTTTTCTGTAACACTTTCTAAGGCTGTGTAGGTTGTTCTATCTCTAAAATAATCTTCATCTATTAAAAGTAGAGTGTCAGATTCAACTCCAGTAAAAGTGGATACTGCCCCTGTTAGATCAGTATATGCGACATAAGTTAATATTTTAAAATTCCCAGCCCCATCTTCTATTAATTTATGTACTATAGTACCCGCGTTATAATTAGCCTCAGGTGTAAATGTTTGGTGAATAGAGAAGTCTTGATTTATCGCCGATATCTCCATATACTTACCAAGGCTATAGTAAGTAATAAGCTCCAACCCAAACTCAGTTTGAATGATATTCCCGTTTTTGGAGATTAAAAACTGAGTTGAAGTATCTGTGTTTACTGCATTGTTTTGGTTAGGGGACTGGTCATAGATAATTGATACCCCTGCAGTTACGTTTAAGGTTGAAGGAACTTTGTTATCCCTAGTATACCCAGGTTGACAAAGAAACTCCCCTAAGTTTACTGCAGATGAGCTTAGTGATCCAACTAGTATTTGAGAGTTAAGACTTACTTTTCCTTGAGAATCTGGGTATACTAATACTTCAACGTTATCGTAATGCCTTACTACTTTAATTAAGGCATCGTCGTAGTAAGAGTTAAGCAGCTCCATACCTCCCCCAAAAAGGGCCTGGTTCCCATAAGTATTTAAAATATAGTTGATCATGGACGGAAGGTGTATTTGTATATTAACGTTGTGTTTGATGTTATAGACCCACTTGTTGGGTAGTCTGCTCTATACCCCCCAGCAATAGTAACTTTACCTAAGTTAGTTGGGCTTGTATTGTAATCTACGTAAAATAATACTTTTAGTTTAGAGTTTGATGGGAGTGAGATGAGTGGTCTTCTGTCTGGGGAACCATCTTCTAACAAGATAGTGTACTCTTCGTCAGCATTTATTGCAACGTCTGTGATTGTGGCTGATGAAGTCTCTACATCATTAAGATCTGTAATTACGTACTTCATTTTAAACTGTATCTGTGAGGATGGTTGCCCTGCATAAGTATGACCGACAGTGATGTCTACCCCTAACCTATATGTGACAGTATTTGAGCTTAGGTTTATTGTTACATAATCTGGATCAATTGCCCCAGTTCTAGTATCAAATGTAATTGCGGCCCAAGTTTGATAGAATGGAACTATAGCTATAGTCTCTGTTGTTGGGGAACTATTGTATGTATTAAACTCGTAATCTATCGCTGCTGTATCCATATACTCTGTGTTTGGTTGAGTTATGTCGATGCTTGTATTAAATGATGACGTAGTGCTAGCTGCCTCGTATAAAAATGCAGACGCATCAAACCCAACGTTGAATAGTCCCCCTACCCAAGTTGGGACAGCACACAACCCAGTTTGTAGGTATTTAATCCTAGATGTTTTCCCTATTCTTTTGTTTGATTCAAACTTAATGTTTTGAAGTTCGAAAAGCATAAACTTGTATTTGCTTGCGCTCCCATCCCAAGCCAGATCTAATACAGTTTTTAGCTCATTGTTGTCATTGTATACTGGGATATCTGATACGTCAATTTTAAATGTAATCTTTGTAAAGTATGCGGTCTGACCACTAATTGTAGTCTGTAGCGCTACTCTACTATCTTCTGTTACAGCGATTGAATTTAAAGTTTGGTCATACCCAGACAACGCTTGAAGTAGGGTAGCTACTGTCTTTTTTTCTCTAAAGCATAATATGTTTGCTTTCATAGTAAGTACTTCCCCGGTAGCTTTATCATACCATGGATCTTGTGGTTTTGTTGGGGAAATAGATGTAAGCTGAACTATGATTTGTCTGTTTTTAGACATAAAACTTACTGGTCTAGTAAGCTCAGCCCCTGGTACAGCAAACGCTATTTTATTATTTGAAAGATCTTGTTCTGTATATGTTAGGCATTGTTCTACACGACGGTACCTATCAATAATAGCGGATACAGTTT